TCAATGTTGCGGTCTTCGACCTTGGCGATTTCTTCACCGCCAACAATCATGCGCCATACACCACCCAAGATGGAGATGCGCTTGCCAACAGAGCCACCGCCCATAAGTGATTTGGTGAGTTCATCAACACCGCGTACCTGAGCCGGAAGGACAGCGTTTTTGTCACGGAAAAGAGTGAGATTATTAGACATGGTTAAATCCTCTTAATGGAATTAGCTAAGCGGATGAACTCCGCCAGTTCAGATTGTTTGTAACGCACCGCGCGGATACCCACGCGGTAGGCTTTGAGCCGTCCGGTTTTTCGCCAATTGCTCAGCGTAGAACGGCTCACGTTTAGAAGCCCTATCACTTCACTCGTGGTCAACCACGGGTCGTCCTCGGCAAGGGGCTCATCATAGGCCGGGACATTTTCTTCGTCAATCACATCGCTCCTCCTACCGCGCTTTGCGGACGCCAATGGTGTAAGCACTCAAACAATTTAGTCCCGGTGGCAGGTCTTCCGGGTTCTCTTCAAGAAAGGTCTTCATGTTGGTGTCATGAATGCGCTGCTGCATGAGATGAAAGGCGTCATGCTCCTTGATGAATTTGTACATGCTGTCCCAGTCAGTCGTGGTATAGCGCGGGCGTACCGTACGGTAGAAAGTGCCAGACTTGGTACGCATGTTCTCAGCGCCGTTCTCTTTGAGAATCTCAAGCAACTGGTCAGAGACCATCTTGCGCTGGGCTTTAATATCGTCCTGCTGGCGCTCGAGCTCAGAAAGCTTGGCTGACATCTTCTGGTAGATCGCTACCAATTTCTCTGCGTTGATTTCCATCGTCTTCTCCAAAATGCTCTCACCACATTGGCGAGGTAGGTACAGTTTAATTACTTTGTACAACTTGTCAAGCTAATCCGATCACATTTTTATACATCGCCAGCAAACTTTCCTGATCCTCTTTCTTTCCTTGGAGGCGTTTGTACATCTGCTTCTCCACGCCAGACCCCATGAGATGCACCACGGTGCAAGGATTCTTCTGTCCTGCGCGATGCACGCGGTCATTCGCCTGCAGGTAGTACTCGAGACTTGGAATCGGGCTCCACCAGATCACCGTGTTGGCCGCATGAAGTGTGATCCCATGAGAAGCAGCTTGAGGCTGGATGACCAGCACTTGAATGTCGTTGTCTCTCTGGAACCTTTCTACAAGCTCAGAGCGCTTGCGCAGGGACACACTGCCATTAATCGTGTCATTAGTGATGTTGTATTTGGATAAAAACGCCTGAATAGTGGTAATACTGTGTGTGAAGTTAGCAAACACGAGCGTTTTATGGCTGGCTTGCTGAATGATCTCCACCAATTCATTAAGACGGTTGGTGCAGTCGAACTCCACCACCTCGCCAGTATCGGAATACACCGCACCCGAACTGATCTGCAAAAGCTTGTTCATCTCAACAGCCGCATTGATTGCGCTGATCTCTTCTCCCGCTGCCTGCACCAATAGCTGCTGCTTGAGCTTCTCGTAGTACTTGGCTTGTTGCGCAGTCAACGGGACTTCGCGGTCCACATAGGTTCTTTCAGGTAGATCAAGACACTCTTCCTTGGTGAATCGAATAGCAGGCTGCAATGCTTTATGGACGATCTGCTGTGCTTCAGGTCTTGGCACATACCTGAACTGTGAAACCTTAAGCATGACTTGGTCACGGAACGATCCATAGAAGCGTGGTACTCCTTGCGGATTGACCAGCTTAGCCAGACCATAGGCTTCGTCAGGAGACTGCGCAGCAGGCGTGCCTGTCATGAGCCAGACCCACGTTTCAGGTCGTAGCAGTTGATTCATCAGGCGCCAGCGTTTGGTCTGCTGGTTCTTTAAAGCCGAAGCTTCATCGCACACGATGAGATCGAACTTAGCTTCCATCAGTTCTTTATGAACAATCTCTATCCCGTCATAGTTGATGATGACGTACTCAGCATCTGATGCAATCACAGCGCGCCGCTTGGCTGCACTGCCATGCGCAATATCTACTTTCCGATGCATAGCTGTTTTGAACAGATCCGCACGCCATGCCGTATCCAGAATCGATAAAGGCGCCACAATGAGCACGCGCTTAATAACCTTAGTTTTTATAAGGTAATCAGAAGCCCATATAACGGACATGGTTTTTCCAGTTCCCATTTCCGATAAACAGAACGCTCTTGGATTAAGCGTAAGGAACCCAGCCGTTGTGATCTGGTGATCAAACGGACGGAAAAAACCGGGCCAGTCATAGCGCCGCGTGATCGGGGAAGGCACCTTCTTGAACCCAAGGTTATGCAGGATCTTTGTGTGCCTTAAATTCCACGGCACAGCTACGGTAGAACCTGTCTGCCCGTTGGGGAGTGGGACCTGCCGAACAACGGTGGCCTTGCTCAGCACTTCTGTTATCAAGTGTGGTTTACGCGTATTAACGAGTACCGCACGATCTTGTATGATCTCCATACTTTCTCCTTTACTGCGACCTTAGGGGTCGCGACTTCCATTAACGATTAAAGCAGTTCGTAGTCTTCTTCGTCCTTCAACACATCAAGGATCGGCGGCTTGCCGATGTCCTGATTAAACACCCAGCCTCTGAGCTTGGTCTGACAAAAGGCACGTTCTTTCTTGGCGATACGCCAGACGAACTTTGTCAGCTCCTCAAAGTACTGTTCGATGACATGATCAGGCAAATCGCAGTCGCGTGCAAGATCCCTGATCGCTCGAGTTTTTAAAATCACTTGTCGTATTTCGCTTTAGGTTTACCACTCGACAGTCGAGCGAACGTCCGGTTCTTCTTTGGGCTTTCCAATTTCACACCATCAGCATTGCTACCACCTCGGGCAAGAGACTTCACATGCGCTACGTCTTTGCCTGTCCGGTCTACACCCTTCTTATCCAGCGCCCTGCGCGCACGCTGCCGTTCTAAACGTCTTTCAAATGCGCCCGGTTTCTTTTTCTCAAGCATTCTTTCTCTGGTGTAATCACGGTCTTTTGGGTCAACGCGGGGCATTTTTATCTCCCAAATTTAAAAACTCACCATGCAAATCACGAGCGGCAGCTTCGTATACTGCCGCCGCTTCTTCGGGTGTATTGTATTTGCCTAAATACACAGACCGTTTGTTCATTTTGATAAAAGCAAAAAATTTATCACTTCCTTTGCGCACACTTACGCCTTTAAATCCCGATGTATTTGCTTTGGATAAAGATCGATTGTGTTGATTCGGTACCAAGGTATCTGCTTCTCTTAGGTTGTCTGGCCTGTTGTCTGTGCCATCTCCATTGACATGGTCTATAAATTTAGGCTCATATCCATACAACATCCACCAAATCACTCTGTGTTCTGACATATCTTTTCCTAAGACACGTACGCGCCTATAGCGTTTTTTATCAGACCCGCAGGTAAATTCGCTCCCCGCCCTTTTTCCAGCGTGCTTAGAGTTAGAAGAACCCCATGCTTGTAGGGATTTAAAGTGTCTTCTAGGTCGCTCTTTCCAAGTCAACACTCCAGTAGACGTATCTAAATCAAAACACTCTTGTAGATACGATAAAGTAGGCATCTCATTCTCCACAATGAACGCAGGACTTTACGGGGCACCACTTCCGGCATAAGCCGTTTGGCCTCGGGTTCCACACATCGGTTTCATACGCGGCGTCACGCGCAGTCAGCAGCCCATTGAGCTCTGAGAAAATGCTTAGACCATACTCCTTAAAGAAGTTCTCTTTAACGAACTCCTTGGATACTACAAACAGCAAGGACGCCTTGATTCTTTCGAGCTGAGGATACTTCAAAAACAACGCTGCTGCCATCAATGCAAGCTGCCGAGTATCCGCATACTTAGCGTTCTTACCACTTTTGTAGTCGATTATGAATCCCTTAGTGTCGTTAAGAATAACCAGATCAGCGATACCTCTAAACCAGACTTCAGGATCGAAGAATTCACAAGACACCAATCTGCCATCGACACGTTTGACTCCTAATTTGATTTCACAAAACTTGGTACCTTCAATGGCGTTGAGCTTATCGAGATACGGTTGAATGAATTCAAACCTTGGATCAATCTCCTTGCCGTCCCTGATGTACTCCTCTGCTGCCTTATGAAGCTGCTCCCCGTAGAGCGCAGCTTCGCCCTGTATGAAAG